ATTGGCATTTAATTTAACGCAATATTTTTTACACACACTCTAGCCATTCTACGCCTCCCATCTTCCCAAAGACCCTATCAGGGTGGAACACGGTCTTGGCCAGCTCCTCCTTGTCTACCCAGGGTAACCGACCATGATAATGACGCGCTGGCACATCGTGTCTGTTGGGTGTCTAGCTAGGGACGACGGGGGACACTGGCACTGACATCACACTAATTCTCTAGCCAAACGATGTCCCTGGGAAGTCCAATCTTCCAGCAATAATAAAAACAATCAAAATTACACTTACTCACATAATCTTTTGGAACTTCTCCATTCACAAGCTTGACAAACTGAATTCGCTTTCGTGGAATGACAATTTGAAGAGGGTCTGTTAATGCTGAGAATAACTGTCGTACATATTGTGTAAAGAGTTTAGGGGCGGGCATAATTATGATGAAAGGCTTGCCAAGTTCGACGAGTCTTTTTAGAACTCTTGGAATCATAGTAAATGGAGGATTTGATACAATGATATCTCCTCGATTGTTTTCGAAAAAGTCTTCATCTTGGTGAATCACCTCAAACCCAACCTCTCGCAAAATTTGACCCGAACGCCCATCTCCATAGAAGGGTTCCCAAATGACTTTGTCTTTTGGAATGATATGCTTGATAGATTCCCACGCAGACTTGGGAGTCATGTAATCATCGTGCTTTTCGAAGGTTTTCGTTTGAAAACCCGCCATACTATAAAAACGCTTCTTGGCTTTAACCATATGCTATGACCCCCTTACTTGTGTGAATACCCCCGCCCAGCCAGCCAAACCCATCGCTATCGAAGCAGGACACGTAGAATCCCTGCATACTTAGCTCACGCTCATTCTTCAAGTTGCGCTGACCGCTCGGCTGCAGGAGGACCTGGTCCGCCACGTAGACTGCATTTTGCACAAGCAAGTGGCGGTCCGTGATGTAGCCAAAGTTCAGGACATCATCCTCGGGCATGCTTTCGATCTCGTCAGACGCTTCAATAGCCTTCAAGTAGCTGACGAGCTCGGCGATCGACATTTTGCTTTTGCAATCTAGGGACGAGGGGAGACGCTGGCAGAGACAGAACATGTTTTTTACACATCATCGTCTACAAGACCTAGAAAGTCTCGAACATATTTGGGGCAGCACATGCAGCGCTCTTCGATGATCCACCTTTCGACCCCCTTGCCCACATTGTACTTTGCCAAGATCTCGAAAACTTCCCTAACCCACCTACCCGGCCCACGATCGTAGTAATCATGACCCATAAGGATGTTCTCGAGAACCGAGAAACCCTCATTATTTACGCCATTCACATCCGCGCCATTCAGCAGGAACATCTCGATCGTGTCAGGGTCACGGTACTCGGCAAAGTGAAGCAGACCGGCCGTATTCACCTCGGCAGACTGAATCTCAAAGAGAATTTCGAGACTCACATCATGCTCAGTGTGAACAGCGATGAGAGCCTCTGCGATCTGGGCGGCCGCAGAGGGCTGGGCCATCTCTGTGTAGTGCCGAGCCTCTTCGACGAGGAGAGCCTCGCGCCGCCTGATCAAGTCGGTCACCTTGCCGCGCATCTGATCGATCTCAGCGGTCAGTTGATCCTTCTTCTCAGCATAGGAAGCCATTGTCTTTGTGCGTGAAGGACTTATGCGCCTTGGTCCCGGCCCCAAGACACAAAACTCACATTCCTCTGAGTCGGGTCATATACCTGTTGTACTCCTTCATTTTGGCAGCCTGCGCGGCCACAGACCTCCCAAGGAGCGTCGGTTTGACCGCAACCATAGGGACTCCATTCGGGCCTATAACGAGAGTAAACTTGTTCTTGGGCAGATGCTTTGAGCGGGCCAGCCACCCGCGCAGGGCAGCCTGAATCTTCACAGCCGCCTTATTTCTAGTCATATTTGGACGGAAATTCAACCCGGGCATCATTCGAACATTGCCGTTGTTATTATAGTTGTTGTGCGCTCGGAGAGCCATCCGGGCTCGAGCGACGAGATTCCGATTCCCCCGCCGCCCGAGGTTGGTGAGGGCCGCGTTGAGCTCGGTTCTATTGTTATTCGTTATATGGGCCTGATTCATAATTCTCCGAATTGTCCTCTCGAGGTTTGCGACGTTATTTCGGCGCTGGACTGGTGTTCCCCAGCCGGTCCGAACAACCGGGCCCCGTCTGGGAGTGCGATTCGGAGGCATCTTTAATATTCAAAACTTTTATTATTCTATAGTAATGGTCAAACACGAGTTGAATATGAATCAGACGATCAATTTCCGCAACCCGGCCAACGGACACACGGTCAAGATCCGCCGCGGCCCGAACGGCTACCACCTCTCCATGCTTCAGCCCAACGGCCGCTTTCAGGCGATCCACGGAAATCCCTTCACTCTGAACGCGGTCAAGCCATTCTTTAATGCGTATTTCAAGGTTCCTCACTATGTGGCGGCCCCTGGAACTCCTCGGCGACGAAACAAGTAAAACTCTGTTGAATTCTACGATACATACGCCCCCTGTTTGCAAAGGGAGTCCCCGGAGGCGCGTAGGCCCGTTCCCTCCAGATTCTCTGGCACGCTATGACGTTGTCCTCTTCACGAGTCACTGACCCGTCTGGGTGAAGATGCACATCTGTATACTTTGGGTTGAGGCGGGCCCTCTTCTCCAGAACTCTATAAAAGTCGGGTAGGAAATACCCATCAAATATAACTCGATGATTATTCATTATTAAAAATAAGTTCCTTGTCTTTAGTAATGGAGGAGTGTCCTATTTGCGTCGAGCCTCTCACTGGAACACTCGCCACTCTCGGGTGTTGCTCAAAAGTTCTTCACGTCGAGTGCTTGATAAAGTGCATGAAGATGAAACTAGACTGTCCCATGTGCAGAGCTCGTCACGAGAATCTACGCATGGTCCAGGATGTTGAAAGCCAGGTACTTGTGCCCGTGGCTATTCAATATAGAAATAAGCATGTTTTCAGGGAATTATTCACTTTTACTCTAGTGACTTGTGTGGTTACGCTGTCTTGCCTGTATTATCACTAAATACTGGGAGCAAAGCCCCGCTCGGGTCGGTCGCCTCGACCCAGCGAGGCATCCACTTGTAGAGGATCCAGTCATTGCCCTGGCCCTTGAACATTGTGCTGAACATATCGAGATACTTGTTCTCTCCGTGCTTTCTCAGGGCGTCGGCCCATCCTCGGCCGACCGCATCGCTCATCCCGTTCTTCTGGCGCCAGGCAATCTCGCGGGGCAAAATGTCCTCGAACGCCTTGCGCAAGATGAATTTCTCGTACCCATCCTTCGGCATCTTGAGCTCAGTCGAAAATCCACTCATTACGTAGTCGATCACGTCCCGATCGAAAAAAGGGACCCGGAGCTCGAGACCGTGTGCAGCCGTCGTGCGGTCGGCCCGCAGAACATCGAACATATGGACATCCTGGACGAGACGATTCGTCTCTGTGCGAAACTTGTCGACATTTGGGGCGGAGTGAAAGTACAGATAACCTCCAAAGAGCTCGTCGGCGCCCTCACCGCTCAGAACGACTCGGATATCTGTCTGTTCCTTGATATACTTGCTCAAGAGATACATGGGGACAGAGGCTCGAACAGTCGTGGTGTCGTACGTCTCCAGGTGCCAGATGACCTCTTTGAGCGCCTTGAGACCCTCCTCGATAGTGAAGAGAACCTCTGTATGCTCAGATCCGAGAAAGTCAGCCATCTTCCGAGCCGCCACGAGATCTGGAGCCCCTTCAAGTCCGATCGAAAAGGTCTTGATCTTCCCGAGTTTCTTGGCTCCTAGGGCTGCCACGATAGACGAGTCCAGTCCTCCGCTCAAGAAGAAGCCCACGGGCCGGCCAGCGTGAACTCGCAGGTCAACAGCCTCGGTCAGCAAGTGCCGAATGTGCGACTGGACAAAGTCGACATCATCATCGGCCCGAGGGCTCGGCCAGTAGTTTGGAGACCAACAGATGAACTTGTCGAGCCGAGAGTCGTAGAGATGGCCGGGAGGGAAGGGTTCGATGCGCCTGTTCAGGTGAAGGAGAGCCTTGGCCTCGGAAGCAAAGGCGACGCCCTTGGAGTGTCGGCAGTAGAAGAGAGGGCGGACACCCACACAGTCGCGAGCCGCCCACCAGTCCGTGCCGTTCGTGTAGACAAAGGCAAAGTCGCCACGGAAGAGCTCGCAAGCCCGCGGCAGACCATACTCCTCGATCGTCGGCAGGATCACCTCGCAATCAGAGCGCCCCTCGACTCCGCCAAGCTCCAGATAGTTGTAAATCTCTGCATTCGCCACGATAATATTGTCGTTGTGTTGAAGGGGCTGTAGGCCATCCGGACCCCCGTTGATGGCCAGGCGCCAGAATGTCATGCCGGCCATAGTGTCGAAGCACTGGTCGGGACCTCGGTGCTTGAGAACATCCTTTGGGGGGTTTGTACCCCCTGTACACGCGTAGATTCCGCACATTGATTAAATAAGTGCTCTTCTCTTTAGATATTCATGAAGAGTCTCCGGGGGCCGGTCGATGATATCCTTGTAGACAGCCACGGCGCTCGTGCCTTGTAGGCGTAAACTCAAAAGATACAACATGAAAATTATTGCAGACCCGACAAAGTCGAGAGGTCCATGCCGCGCGAACCATGTAGGCACCGCATGCGTCACGAGAATGAAGAGTACCACGGGATCAAAAAATGTTTTATATTTTGTTAAAAGTAAAATTATTGAAAACAATAAATTTAAAAATAAAATTAAAGTTGGACTGACAATTGGAACCAGCCAGAGTACAAAACCCCAGTATGAAAAGATTTGATACCAAGGTGCCATCTACTAATATATACGGGTATAATAATGGGAAAGTGTCCGTACAGTGACATCTTCGGGGCCCCGGGCACGGGCGTCCATAGGTGGCGGATCCCGATCCTTGACATTGTTGACGATCCTCTTGGCTTTTGGAATTTTCAAAACATTTAATTTTAAAAGTTTTTGGATTGTCATGCTCTGGACCTTTATCGTGGGTGAGGTCTTCCACTGGCTCGCATGCACGCAGACGAGGGTTATAAAATTTCTCGGTTTATAAGTAATGGTGAATGTAGTCGTTATACCCGCCTTGACAGTTGCCGCTCTCACGGCTCTTCAGGTCGTGATACAAAAACACACCGTCAAGAGTTTGAGTCATAGAATGATTTTAGTAGTTTCTTCGGTAATATACTTTGTCTTGACACTTCTGTACATAGGGTGGCATAGTGAGCACCTAAGTACGGAGTTGCGAGGTTTGGCCGTGCCTGTCGTCTTGGCCATTCTGGCCGCGACGGTCTTTGGTTTTTTGGCCAACATTCTTTACTTTAGCCTTATTCATCACGGAGAAATCTCAGTCATCACGGCACTGACTTCGACCGTGCCCATATTCGTGGCGGGTCTGGCGGTCCTTATTTTGAAGGAGAGCGTCGGGCTGAAGCAGATCGCGGGGATCGCGGCGATTGTCGGCGGGACGATCCTCCTGAGTTAGGCGAGGGCGAGGGAGATGGGTAACGGCGCATAGTTTCTCTTCCGCCAGTTGTGTTGCTGGCCGTATTATATTCCAGCCCTCTGTAAAATTCCCGGGCCGTCCAGACAGGATCATGAACTCGCACGGGACGTCCTGTTTTTCGCGCGTTTTTCTGGATTGCGCGCATAAGCTGCGTCCCCCACCCCTTCTGACCTGCGGGGGGGCGAGAGTTTTGATTTGTACCGATAAGGTCAACAATGACCTCTCTTTTATTATTTCTTACGACCGCAAACCCCCTGAATTTTTTATTATTATTTAGGATGACATATTCTCTGTTTGCGTTCAGAAGGAACTTGTTGAAATATTTAGCATTATGTCCAAGTACATTTGCGACAAGGTTAAATGCCTTCGACCGCCACTTGACGTGGAGTTTGGACTTGCGATTTTTCTTGATTATCGCCATTTTAATTAACATAGATTATTTCCCTCTTGCTAAAAGGAATCCCGTTGAAGTTGGAGGTTGCAGCCATTGTATAGGCGCCCATCCCCCGCCACTCGATAAAATCCCCCACTTTGAGGTCGCACGGGAGTTCGATAGAACGCGCGATGATATCGCCTCCGTCACAGGTTGATCCGAAAAGAGTCACCCAGTCGAGCTCTCTCGTCGTATCCACCTCTGGCTCAGGCTCGGCGTGATCCATGAGAATACAGTTGAAGGCGCCATAGAGCGACTCGTCAATCGTCACGGACCCTGACTTCATCCCTATCACCTCTGTGTGCAGAGTAGCCGTGTTCTCTGCAAAGTAGCGCCCTGGCTCGGCAATAACCTCATAGGCATCGAGTCCAGTCTCCTTGAGCGCGTCGTGAATGTACTCGGCGGCAGCCTCAAGATCCATAGAGGATGAAAAGCCCCCTCCGATGTCGACGAGTTTCGGGTCGAACCCATACTCACGGAGAGTATCGAAAGCACGGGACGTTGTATATAGAGCGTCCGCGTATGCCCGAGTCGAACGAGCGCCTGACCCGATATGAAAGCTCACGCCCACAATCTTCGATCCGAGATCGCGAGCGCGTCCCGCAATGTCCTCCCAGTCAGACTCTCCGGCCCCGTACTTGTTTCCGAGCGTACAGAGGGCGCTCGGATCATCGGCCCGAATGCGGAGCACGAGTTCCATCCCCTTGGACTTTTCAACCTCACACAGTGAATCGACCGTTGTCCGCGTGACACCCCTGGAGAGTGCGTATTCGATATCGGCCGGCCGCTTGCACGGATTGGCGTAAATAATCTTTTCAGAATATTTCTGGGCGATATCAATTTCTGCCGGACTCGCACAGTCGAACCCCGCTCCGAGTTCTGCGAGGACCCTGACAATCTCGAGGTCCGGATTGCACTTGACTGCATAGTACGGGGTGATGGTCGGGAAAAGGCGAGTCCATTCTGCGTGTGCCATACGGGCTACCTGGAGGTCGACGACATAGTGGGTCATGTAGTCAAATAGTCAAATATTTTTAAGCTGACCAAAGATTCCCGAGGGTCAAGGACAACTCGGGGATTGATCGTACGTGGCGACACCAGAGTCTCGGGTCCTTGTCGGACTCTGAAAAGAGGATCGGCCGCCAGTTTGGCCAGTTTCGCACTGCGCCGAGATTCTTGAGCGAGTCGTCGACGTAGTAGTATCCCTGGCATTCATCAAACTCTTTGTAAAAGGCGGGGTCGGGCTTGAGGTGCGCCGTCGTGAGGTCAGGACCTGGGCAGCGAATCTTGATCGTGTCGTTGATCGCAAGGCTGACTGGATGGACCCACTCGTAAGGAGCGTTGGAAAAGAGCGTCACCTCCCAGCCCTTCTGCGTCAGACTATGAATAACCTCGGCATCTCTCTGAAACTCCTCCTTCTCAAGAACCTCGCTCAGATGAGACATGAGACTCTTGTCGTAGACAAACTCGTTAAAGTCCGAAGCGTCTATTCCAAAAGTGTTCTTGAGACCCCGGGCCGTGTGACCGTGCGCGAGATACAGAGTCGCGTTGACCGATGCAGGATGCTTGCAGTCTGGAAGTTTAGACTCGACGTAGCGCGAGGCGTTGTGCTTCACGTGTGCGAACAAAAGGCTGTCCCGAAGTATGACCCCATCAACATCGAGCAAAAGACAAGGCATTTTACTAATTACTGTTTCAATATCTCTATTTAGAGACGAGAGTATCTTGTAGTATAGATGGCCACATTGAATGTTCAACGCCTTGTCACTCATGCGAATCTTCCAGTCCGTTCCTCGCCCGGAGCTGTTGGTTATGACCTATTCAGCGTTGACAACTACGTTGTCCTGCCTGGCCATAGGGTCGTTGTCGCGACCGGCATTAGTATCCAGCTCCCGCCTGGAACCTACGGCCGTATCGCGCCTCGCTCAGGACTGGCCGTAAAGCACGGCCTAGACACTCTGGCCGGAGTCATTGACCCAGATTATCAGGGTGAGATCAAGGTGGTTCTTCAGAACCTCGACACCCGCCAGCCCTTTGTGATCCGTCCTGGATATCGGATTGCCCAGCTCATCCTCGAGCAAGCCCTGACCCCAGATGTGGTCGAGATTGAGAATGAGAATCTCGTACCGACTGATCGTGGTGTGAATGGTTTTGGATCGACTGGAAATTAATCCTGTGAACTTAATAAGATGGCCGGGGGCATATTTCCCGGGGCTCCATTCAAGTTTAATATAAAATGCGTTATATTCACCGCCATGATAGCAGGGGGATATTGGTACCTTCCCCATAAGAATCTTTGGGTTCTGGGCTTTCTTCTATGGTCTCCTTATATCGCGCTTGCGTGGTACGACTGGGTGCACTCGTGCCATGATCCGCTGGGGCCAACCATAGTCCCATTCGGGCGGTACATCTGGTTGCCCTTTAAGCCCAAGAGCTACAAGGATGAGTATATGAGGATGTCTGTGAGTCAGAACCAGACGATGGATCGCATAGACCATCTGGTCGGATGGACTCTTGTGTCTGGCCTTGTTCTATGGTATCTGCTTAAAACAAAAAAGCGATAAATAAACAATGACATCCTTTCAGGCCATCGCTTGGGAGGGGTACGACGATGAAGAGGGCCAGTACATTGTACGGGCCTATGGTCGGACCGAAGACGGCAAGTCAGTGGCTGCCAGTACCGTCTTCGAACCGTACTTTTTTGTGAAAATGGGCGCACGTATTCCAGAGGCTCGTGGAGCCAAGATTGAGTATGTCAGCGCCAAGGATCTCTGGGGCTTCCAGAACGGCGCCAAGTCCCGCTTTGCCAAACTCACCTTTCAGACGCACAAGGCGTTTCGTTCGGCGATGTATGGTCTGGAGCGCGAAAAGTGGAAGATTTACGAGGCCAACCTCGATCCCGTCTTGCGCTTCATGCACGTGTCTGGCTGCACGAGCACGGGCTGGGTCCAAGTCTCCGACTTTGCCGACGACCCAGACACTCGTTGCGATCTGAATCTGAGGGGCACTCTGACTCCCGTCAAGGACAAGGATTCGGTGGCCCCCTTGAAGGTTATGTCATTCGATATCGAGTGCTACTCGAGCACCGGCGCCTTCCCCAACCCAAAGATTTCTGGAGACTGCGTATTTCAGATCGGTATGACGACGGTTGCCTTTGGGGAAGTGGACCTGCGGTCCACGAGAAAGTGCCTCTGCCTCAAGCAGACGGACGGTCCTGACTGCGTCTCGTTCAAGACGGAAAAGGAACTTTTGGAGGCTTTCGGAGCGTATATAGCGGACACGGACCCCGATATCATCACGGGCTGGAACATCTTTGGGTTTGATCTCGAGTATCTCTTTGTCCGGGCGAGTCGTCTAGGAGTCGAGACACTCTGGGGGCGGCGAATCGATCAGCCTTCCGAGCTCGTCGTCAAGCACTTAGCCTCGAGCGCGCTCGGGAGCAACGAGCTGAAGATGGTGCCCATGGTTGGCCGCTACGTCTTTGACCTCTTTCAGGACATTAAGCGCGAGCACAAGCTCGAGTCGTACTCTTTGAACAATGTCTCCAAGCATTTCCTGAAGGACCAGAAGCTGGATATGCCAGTCAAGGAGATCTTCTCCAGGTACTTGGAGGGAGACCCCAAAAAGCTCGGGGAGGTTGCCGAATACTGTATTCAGGATACGGTTCTTCCTCACAAGATTATGGACAAGGTTTGTCAGCTCCAGAACCAGATTGAGATGGCCAAGGCGTGCTGGGTCCCGTTGAGCTTCCTGAGCGAGCGCGGTCAGCAGATCAAAGTCTTCAGCCAGATGGCCTACAAGGCTCGACAGCTCGGCTTCCTCATCCCGACTATTCGTCGGCCCGAGGGTCCTGTGGATGGTTACGAGGGCGCGACGGTCCTCGAGGCGCAGACTGGAGCTTACTACACACCAATTACGGCTCTGGATTTCGCGTCACTGTACCCGAGCATCATGGTTGCACACAATCTGTGCTATTCGACGCTTGTGATGGACAAGCGATTCGCAAACCTCCCGGGAGTCACTTACGAGACGTATGGTGAGCACACATTTGCGCAAGGGGTGCCCTCCCTCCTCCCAGCCATCCTCACGGACCTCAAGGCGTTTCGCAAAAAGGCCAAGAAGCTGATGGCTGCCGCGGAGGGTACGCCTATGGAGGCGGTCTATAACGGTCAGCAGCTCGCTTACAAGATTGCTATGAATTCGATGTATGGTTTCACGGGCGCGTCCAAGGGGATGCTTCCTCTGGTCGCCATCGCCAGCACCGTGACGATGAGAGGCCGTCAGATGATCGAGGAGACGAAGAATTACGTCGAGGCAAACTTTCCTGGAGCGAACGTAAGGTATGGGGACTCTGTGATGCCAGAGACTCCTGTTCTTGTGAAAATGAATGGAGTTTTCGGTCCAATGAAAATAGAAAACCTGGCGACCACGTGGGAGACGTACGGGGGGTTTCTCAAAGAGGGGACTGACAAAGAGTCTTCAGAGGTTGTGGGAGTCGAAGCATGGACTCACAAAGGATGGCAGCCCATTACGCGCGTTATTCGGCACAAGTGTTCCAAAAAGATCTATCGCGTCCTGACTCATACGGGGCTCGTTGACGTGACTGAAGATCACTCTCTTCTGGGAACTGGGGTGGAACTTCTGAAGCCCAAAGATGTCATGGTTGGGCAGAAACTACTACACTCGTTTCCGTCAATGGTCGATATGGAAAATACAAAAAGTCTCGATGCCCTTTTCGTTATCGGGATGTTTGTTGGAGACGGCTCGTGCGGTTCATATCACTGCCCTTCCGGCCGCAAGACAACGTGGTGTATTAATAATCAGGATCTTGACTTGCTTGACAAGTGTAAAACTATACTTGAGACTATGTATCCAGATTATGGGTTTGTTATAATGGACACTCTTCAAAGTTCTGGTGTGTACAAACTTGGCCCGAGGGGTGATATCGTGAAACTCGTCTCAGAATGGAGAGAATGGTGCTATGACGGTCAGGCGAAGAAAATTCCTGAGTTTGTCTTTTCCGACTATGATTCGAAACAAGCGTTTCTGAAGGGGCTGTGGGCTGCCGATGGGTGTCGTCGAGACAACGAGACCGGTGGGTGCCATAGAATAGATACGAAAAACCAAGTGACTGCTCAATGGTATTATCTTCTTCTGACGTCTATGAACTACAAGGTTTCACTCAATACGAGAAATGACAAGACAAATATTTTCCGACTTACTTGGACAGAATCGTCGTTCCGAAAGGACCCGTCTGCCATCAAGAAAATCTCAGTCCTTCACGAATCTTGGGATGGGTATGTCTACGATCTCGAGACGGAAGCGGGAACCTTCCAAGCGGGCGTGGGGCAAATGATCGTCAAGAATACCGACTCCGTGATGGTCGAGTTTGACGTGGAGGGTCGCACGGGCCAAGAGGCTATCGACTACTCGTGGCAGCAGGGTCTCTTGGCCGCTGAACAGTGCACGAAGCTCTTCAAGGCTCCGAACGACCTGGAGCTCGAAAAGGTTTACTGCCCGTACTTTTTGTACAGCAAGAAGCGTTACGCGGCCAAGATGTGGGAGGGTCGAACGCGTCCAGACGGGTCTGTCACGTGCATGTTCAAAAAGGTTGATATCAAGGGTCTGCAGGTGGTCCGTCGCGACAGTTGCCCCTTTGTTCGAGAGACTCTCAAGACGCTGCTGGATATGATGCTCGAGAGCAGCGATCCGAGGCCCGTGATTACCTTTGCGCGCCAGGCTTCAGAGGTTCTGTCGACTGGCAAGGTTCCAGTCGAGAAGCTGGTGATGAGCAAGCAGCTCGGGTCTGAATACAAGGTCCCGATGCCCCACGTTTCAGTCAGGAACAAGATTCGGGCCCGGGCCCCAGGATCAGAGCCTCAGCAGGGAGATCGCGTCGCCTTTGTTGTCGTCGGGGGCCCGGGGAAGCTGTACGAAAAGGCCGAGGACCCTGTGTGGGCCAAGGAGCACGCAGTTCCGCTCGACTATCAGTACTATTTCTTAAACCAATTGAAGAAGCCAATCTGTGACTTGCTCGAGCCCCTGGTCGGCGCGAACCCTGAGAGGCTCGTCTTTGGGGCGGCGACGGCTGGGAGCAAGAAGGGCGCGTATGATTCCAAGATGAAAAGTATAGATTCTTATTTTAAGAAGGCGACCGAGTCATGAGTAAGGAAATGGAACAAACAATTATGCAGGCTGTCGAGACTGAGGTTGACCGAAGGGTCTCCGATCGTCTGTCGGCTGTTCTACACCACATTTCAAAAACGTATAGAATTTCGTACGAGCGTCTCATGAAAGAGACGGCGACCCTCGAGATTGCGACGGGACAGTGTCTCGGACTCATAGGGTCGGGCAAGAGGTGCACGCGTCACGCACGGTTCGAGGGATACTGCAAGTCGCATCTGGATCAAAAACCCATAATGCGCATGAAGGAGGAGCCGAGCGATCCAGCTGGAACGGTCACGCACACGCATACATTGCCGCCATTCTTTCTGGCGGGTTGTCCTGCGTGCGAGAAGGTTTCGAGCCGTCCTCGCTTGAATATTTAGACCGAGGGCGCATCGCTCCCTCTACTCGTGAGACCAAGCCTTCGGCTTGAGGCTCGAGGCTTAAACATCTAAGAACCTACTCAACTAATGAGTACTCGTTCAGAGCTTTTGCTCGAATCGCTCACAAAATTTTATGACGACCCAGAAAATTCAGAAAAACTCAAGGATATTCTCACGACCAAGACCCATGGGATCTCTCTTCGCAATCTCGAGTGGTTCGTGACAAACTATGCCAAGAATCGACACGTGACTTATAATTCGCCGATGGGCCGTCCCTTTACGGTCCATGTGGCTTACAAGTCGAGTCTTGACGGATATTCAAAGAAGCTCTTTGATCCTTTTTGCAGGACCGAGCGAATAGATTTCAAGGGCCTTTCCACAACTGTGGCTCAGCTCAACTTCATCAAGTGGTGTTTGACGAACGGCATCATCGATTACATGATCAAAGATAAGATACGCCCGCAAAACCATTCTTGAATTCAAGAATAGAGAACCCGTAGTAGAAAAGATTCAGATTGTAACTCGAGAGAGCCGATGCGTATTGCGGCAAAAAGTTGATGATGAGATTTGATGTCTGCGAATTAATTTTAGAAAAATTTAGATACCCACCCGAATTGTACTCTGTTATGTTCAATCCGAATGAGTACATGTAAATATTCTTCTGGGGCACAGACAGACCGTGTTGCATTGGCTGAAGGAACGATGTATATGGCCCGTTGGCGAATGTGTCAAGAATGTCCTGATTATTAATTGTAATCTTCACCTTCTGGATCACATCGATGTACTGCACCGGCCCCGAAGCAAACGTCAGAGGGGTGGCGGCAGACTGATACTGAGTCGCGTATCCGTACAAGTAACGAACCCCGTAATATGACGAACTTGATGATTCATACGCCTGATTTCGAATGAACCACGCAATTAACTGAACTGGAAAATTTGCACTAATATTTGTAGTCACCGTGCCGGCGTAAGGCGCGGTCCCATCTCGCTTAACGACCGGAACTATATAACGGAGGGGTTCGTTTCTGTAATATGTGCGCTCTGAATCCGTCACCTTGACGTACTCTACCAAGAGTATAGGATTTATAATATCGACCGTTCCGGGAAGGGCGTTAGTAAACCAATATTGTGGACGAAAAGTAAACTTTATATAAATTTTTTGTCCTCCCCAGAGTGAGCACAAAGGGAAGAAGGGTCGGCGGATACGCTCGCGCCCTTTATTGCCCCCACTGTGCCTCCTGCAAAAGAAAAACTCGAGGGGGATGACGAGAGGTACGGGTGCGCCAGGACTCAAGTTCTGGTTGGATTGCCCGCCATTGACCTGATTGAACATACCTATCTGCTCGTCATAATCAAGAAACATTTGGTCCTTTATAAAGAGCCAATCGTCATAAATAGTTTCAACTATGAGATCGTCAATCATAAAGTCCACCTGCTGAATGATTGCCCGGCCTATTTGATTTGTATAATTGTTGCTCGCAGGGAGTGCAGGGAGCGTGCACATGAGAAACATATTTGCGAGCAGATCCCCTTGACTCTTGGGCTGAATCTGAACAATACACGATCCCGAACTCGTCGGCTGGATGAAATTATTTGAAGAAATAGGAGACATTTTCATATAATCTTGATACAGGACCGAGTTTGTATACTGGTCGTATCCTGGATACCACTGGCTTTCTTTGAAATTAGAAACATTTGATATATATTCTTCTTGGGGGCCTATGGCGTCGAGAGACAGTACACCTCCAGCGTTGAACCCAAGGTTCCGTTTCTCAGTGAGGGGCTCTTGGCCTTGCGGCGGGACAGGGACGTTTTCGTCAAGTTCTCGCAAGTCGTGTGGGTCACGTTTAAAGTTCGAGTCTTCTATGGGGGCCCGGACAAGAGGTTGAATTGTCGAGACTCGAGCCGATACAAATGCAGTGGAAATAGTGGGATCAAATATCCCCCCTTGATTATTGACGGGAACTCCATACGGCTGGTATGCATCGGTCGACGGAAGTACAGGCGCCAAGATCGGGCCCTGACCAATAGCACCAAGCATCATTTCATCATTCAAGAAGCCGTCAATCATTTTATTCGCACCAGTCTTCATCCGAAATCCTAGTGCGTTTGATAGTTCAGGCAGACCTGACAGGACCCCCTTGATTTGCGTCGGGTCCGCAAGTATCGAGTCGGGCTGAAGCCCCGTTTTAGAAACAAAAAAATTTAAAAGATTGTTTTGTTTTGATAGATAGTCAGACAACTTGAAAGTGTCCGCAAAAACAAAGGTGTTCAGACCTATAAGCTTTCCGGCCAGAACAGCGCCAAATGTACCCGTCTGTCGAAGAACAGATATGAGTTTTGAAATGGTCGAAGGAGGCGGAGGAAGGGAAAGGGGCTGCGGGGGGATTGGTGTGGCGGTGATTATTCCCATGTATCCAATCTTTCCAATATTTCCAGATTGAAAAGTTACAGAAGCGATAGTCAGGTCAAAGGGGAGCCCGGGGAGACCCGTCAATGTCCATCCTGGCTTGACTGCCGTCGGGATTGGAATCGCGGAATAAAAAATAACAAGGCCCATTTGAGTCAGGTAGACTCCGCTCAGAGCTGGAGGAGGCGGTGGAGCGATCACTTGGGCCGGAGCAACAGTGACCGCCTTGGCCTGCTGGACCCCTTGTATAGTCTGAGCAACATTCACTTGGAAATCAATAGTTCCGTTATATGATCC